ATGAACACTTTTCTGGAACGGTACCAGCTTGCAGCATTTCCTGATGCGCCTGGTACAGTGTAAATGCCCAGGTGAGGTTTGCTTGCAAGACTATCCATGGTGACAACTGCATAAGCAGAAAAGTCGCCGAGCGTAACATTCTCAGACTGACCATCAAAGAAGTACCAGTTTATTTTATTCTGACTAGCAACTCCGACTGGACCGGGATTTTTGAAATACCAGCCATCACGGTGAGCAGGGTCTTGTGTACCAGGACGTGCGTCAGCATACACTGCTGCATTGTTTTCAAATACAGTAGTCTGCAAAGTCGTATCAATGATGTCCATGACGTCAAGACGACTCTCGTGTCCTGCGATGTCAGAGGCAAGAGCTGCTTCAGCTGCGGCTGCACGGACTTCTTCTGCGTCAACTTCTGCCTGAACCGCCGCAATTTGTCCTGCAACAGTGGTGGCAAAGTTGGGGTCAGAGCCAAGAGCGTCAGACAATTCCTTGAGCGTGTCAAGAACTGCAGGAGCAGAGTTAACCAGAGCTGCAACTCTGGCATCAGCATAGGACTGAGCCGAGCTGAGAGTCGCTGCATCGCCTGCTTCACGTGCGCTGGCTTCGGCAGTTACATCCGCCTTAAATGCGGCCTCTTGGCCTTTGAGCAATACTTTGTCACTGCCATCGAGTTTGACTAACTCTACTTCGGTACCATCTTGCTTAGTACCACGGACTGCCTCGTTCTTCTTTAATTTTAGTTTAGAGCCATCAATGGCATCTGGGGCAATAAATTTACTTTTAATCTGCATACAAGTTTCTCCTCTGTGCCGGATTATCCCGGCAGAAGAAAAGTACTACGGAAGAATCAGACTGTCCAGTACAGCACGTGAACATTGTCTCCGACAGAAGGCGATTCTGGTTGGCTTGTTGCAAGGTTGCCAGTGAATGTGATGCGAACTTTTCCGCTAACGACGCTGATTGTGTAGTCCAGGTCAGGAAAAAGTGCAAGCCTACCAAGGAAAACTGAGGTAGCGTTAGCTACGACGTTTGTTACAGGTAGTTCTATGTAACCGTTGCTCACATCTTGCGAGGTAAGCACAAAGTTGGCTCGGTCTGCTTCAAGACTGAGGCCAGCTTGCAGGATAGCGTCCCGTACGTTCTTGGCAGTGAAACGAGTACCTGCTGGGTCAAAGGGAATACTACGGGCTGTAGGGGAGATTCTAAGCATTAGCCTAACTCCTGTACCACAACTGTGTTGCCTGCCTGTTCTGCCACAACATATACTGCCAAATTACCTACTGGAATGTCAATACTCTGGTCTACAAAAAGTGGACGTCCTGTTTCTGTAGTAGTTCCTGCTGGACCTACAAAAACTGTGTTAGGACCGTAGTTATGGATGGACAAATACTGGCGATTTCCCAGACGTTCTGCACTGACCTTAGCTTCTACTAAAGAAGTGCCTACAGAAAGCGTACCTGTAACGTAAATAGATTCATTTACATCAATTCTGTCAGATGATTCGATGATTCCGCTCATTTAATCACCTTTTTTTGTTGAGGGAACTCTTCGGCATTCTTGATGCGCTCAGCAAGCCTAGACAAAGCGGTGAGAACCTGTGCTGCGCCAACCAATTCCTGTCCATCCAACTGAAATGTAGCCTTATTTATGAGAGAGGCAACTGAAGTCAGTAATTTTTGGTCTTGTTCATCCACCACAATGTAGCGCATTTTAGCCTCCTATATGGTTACGGAGCCTAGCTTAGCCAGACTCCGCAGCATAGTCAAGACTTTTACGTAAGTTTGTTATGCCATCTCAAGGATACGGACGTCAGCAGAGCCAGAAGCGCACACACTATGAAGGTTCACAGCTGCACCAATCTCCAATTCGACGTTTGCGCCTGCAGGAATGCGGATTCCGTTCGAGGTAGTCACCGAAGCGCCGCCAAGAAAGATTGCATTTGCACCGAGGTTCTGGATAAGCAAGCGACGGCGTCCTGCAAGAGCCGAACCAACAAGAGCAGCTGCCGTGGTGTTGACCGAAGCTGCGCTAGAAGCGATTGAGCTTGCGTCAAGACGAGCATCAACCTTATCTTGCGAGGCAACAAGGTTACGAATGTCGAAGTCTACCGCTTCAACGACCACATTGCTGGTCTGGCTGTCGATACGGACGTGCAATGCACCAGAGGTAGAGCTAAGGGAGTTGCCTGAACCGTCTCTCAACCAAGCAGCGACAGAGTCATCTGCAGCATCCAAGCCTACATCAATCTCGATAGGGTTCGTAATAAAGACGTCAAGTGCTTGTTTACCACTGTTAAGTGTCGAGGTAAGTTTTGCACCTTCGCCGTCACGTAGGAAGGAGGCAATAGAGTCGCCTTCAATTGGGGTGTCTAGTTCTGCAATCAGTTTTTCTTTACTAATAGCCATAAGTTATGCTCCTTACGCCCATGCTACCAGTTCCACCACGGCTCCGGCTTGGGGCGACTGTATGTATAGCACGTAATTCAGGTCTGCCGCTAGTGACTCCTCTGTCAAACTGCAGCCTGGAAAGACCGACATATAATTGCTTCCAGAAGTACCTGTAGCATAGGAAACTTTGAGCACTCCATTGCCTCTAAGTTTGATGGTAAAGCGGCGTGAACCTGTTGGAAGTGCTATTGTGTATTCCTGATTAGCAGAGGTCAGAGTCATATTGACAATATTTGCCTGGCTAACTGTGTCAGTAGCAAAGTTCAGGGAGCTGGCATTTAGGGCTAGGTTAAATTTGGAGGCTGCTCCCCCTGTACTAATGCTCATGAGTTGAGTGCCTCCACATATCTAATGTCCATTGGAGAACTTGTGCCAATCGCGTACAAGGCTTGTCCCCCTGAAAGGTTTAGCATAAAGTTTTCTCCTGGTAAAACAGGAAAGCCATTGGCAAGAGATGCCTGAGCTTCCGAGAATCCAATGTACAGCGTACCATTATCATCTGTGTTACGCAAGAGAATTGCCGACCTATTTGAATTACTTGCCGGTATAAGCAAAGTTGGCACTGTACCAACAAGTACGCGCCCTACTTTTGCACTAGAAGGACTTACTACCTTGGCCGAAACTTCGCCGGAAGCGACTCCCCGAGCATGCACTTCGTAAGTGACATCACCGTTGTAGGTAACTTCGACCGTAATGTTGCCCATGGTAGGCGCTGCAGTCTTGAGGGTAAGGCCATTTGTAGGAGCAACAACTGTAGGAAAGGTGAATAGCTCGTAAGATTTGCCTGCTTCTGTCTCGGTGAGCACCCGGATGCTGAGATTTCCTGTAATAGAGCTGACAAATAAGGAGATGATTGCACCATCTGCAACTGAGGCAAATGTTTTCTTGGTTGTCCCCGAGCCAAAAACGGTCTCAGAGATAACGGTCAGTGTCCTTCCTTGCTCTAGTACGTTGATGCCTGAATCGTAACCACGTGTCCGTGTCATTCTGCGCTCCGGGGTTTACTCCGTTTCTTCTTTGCAGGCTCAAATGCAACCCGCTCGTCAAGTGCTCTTACTTCATGTGCATCAAAAATAACTAAAATGCAAGTGTTTTTATCGTAAACGTGGACAGCTGTATTGTCCTCCTCTGTCACGATGTCTGTTCCCTCGACTGTATAGATGTCACCTTTCTGATTTGTGACACGCCATCGCGTCTTCTTTGCGACCTTGGGAGGAGGCATAGATAGTAACTTCATTCGTCTTCTCCTTTGGTCAAAAGGACTGGCGCTTGTTTCTCGATGTATGCTCTCAATTGCTCTGGCGTCATCTGGTTGATGCTGGCATCTGCAATTCTCTCTGCCTTACGCTTATTGGCTAGGTCAGCAAGAATCTTAATCATGGTCACGCGGGCTGATTGTGCTTTGGGGTCCTCATTCTGAAGTATCTGCTCGGCTGCATCAAGGGCTAAATCGAACAGATACTCGATACGCTGGAGATGTTCGTGTCTATTCGAGAACCAGACTCGAAAGTGATTGTTCTCCCACCAGTGCGGTAGGGCCGAGCACTGCAAGGTTTTGCCTAGCTCATAGGGGTCAATGCCATCCTGGTCGTCTGCAATAGCTTGTTCCGAGACCAATGCCCAATAACGGGTCTTAGCCTGCCGCTGTGCGGGGCTGGGACGGAAAGCTTGGCCCAGTATGTCCTGAGCTTTTTTCGGATTCATGGAGCCGCGTTTGACTGTTTTCTCTTCAGACATACATACCTCGCCACTGGAATGACTTTACCAAAGAATAGTAAAATGGCAAGCCCAAAATGGGACTTGACAAGAGTGCTTGACTTTGGTACAAATGGGGTAGCCCCCTCCTACGACCCAATATCTATTCATTAGTATTGGGTTTTTCTATTGTTAACGACCCGGCATTCCGCTGTCTACTGCTTTCTGTCGATTCTGCACACATTAGGTTCCTAGTATGTGAGCGTATCCTAAAATAGCCCGTATGCTTGTTTTAGGCTTCTAGCGTATCCTATAAGATACATTGTAACAGCCCGACCAGTCCCGGAGTGAACGTAGGTGAACGGAGAGACGTGGGAGGGCGGGTGGTGCTTTACTCAGCCTCGCCCCATCCCTGATGCTTAGCTATCCGCTTGACTTGATTGAGCAGCTCGAAATGGCTCATTTGCATGCGGAGTACCCTGCATCGCTTGCAGATGCAAACAATCGCAGTGCTGCTCGGACCCTCGCCGATGCCATTATAGTAGATTTGTCCACAGTATTCGCAGGGTTGCTTGACGAGTAGGTGCAGCTCCTCTGTCGTCATCAGTTCAGAGAGCCGTTTACGCACTGGGAGACGGTTGCCTCCGAAGGTAAGTGCTTGAAGGTATCTACAATTCTTCCTATCCCCACACGTAAGATGCTTGTTCACGGTCAGCATCTTCGTCTTCTTGAGTACTACTTTGCCACAGTCACACTGGCAATGCCAATCTCTCTTGGTGCCCTCCTCCACAAGACCAATAACGACAAGGTGGCCGAATCTTTTTCCCAGTAATTGCGCACGTTTAGTCATAGTAACCTGATTCCCGAGTAAAAGCAAAGGGTTCTAAGGGGGCAGTCTACACTAAAAGTACCCGAGTGTAAAGGGGGAAGTTTTGGGTGCGCGGTAAAGCGAAACCCACTTATGTGGGCTTGGCTTTCCGCTCTCTGTGGTGGAAGAGCAGAAGGGACTGCTTCACGCGGCCGCCCCGCTGTCCCTTGCTGCAGCCCTTACGGGCTGGATTTCTAAGACCTCAATCTCGAGACCTTGGGCTTGCATGAACTCAAGCCATGCAGCAACGTTGCTCTTGATTGCGTAGAGAGTCTCACCGTTCAACTTGTACTTGATTGAGTATTTCATGATTGCACCCCTTAGTGGTTCGGAGCGTTCACTTGCTCCACCCTACCTATCGGCACTTCTGCAAAAACCTTGAGCGCAATGTGCATCTTTCTTTTCTTCTATTAGTGTACACGTGCATCACACGACACACGCGCCTCTTCTCTGGACGCGGCGCAGGAACCGCAGGCGCAGCTGACTCTCGCGCTACTCTCACAAGCTTGCGAGGCTTCAACTTGCCGAGATTATTGACAAAAGCAAATTGTTGTTAAAGTTATTTTTTCGTTTTGCCGTAAAGGAAAATGTCGGGTCGCTCAGCTTGACTCCTTGTGTCGGACGATACACGGTCAACTGACGCTCCTACCGCTCCCAGCCCTGCGGGGTTACGGAGACGCGCCTTGCGGAGCATGTACCTCCTCGGAGGAGTGCCTACCGTGTACGAATCGGTTAACAACCGACGGCGAGCTGAACGTGGTTCAGAGATGTGAGTCACATCCGAGGGTGTGACAAGCGTGGACGAGCTGCAATTAGGCGACAAGAATCCAAGAGAACGCCTTGCCTGCTCGCGTCGAGAGATGCCTTGCAGACAAGAGACCGCCTTGGAGTGCAGGATGCACGCACCCATATGTACCTTCTTGGGTACACTGATGAGGCCGGAGCTGAATAAGGCCGAAATGGGGGTTACCATGTTGTTTTTACTGACTGTTTTCGTGACTACTTATGTTTTCCTGACGTTATCCGATGTAGTTCGAGACTACATCGTTTCCCGTTTGAAGTGAGGTGCAAAATGCAGAACTGTCAACCCTTGCTAAGCAAGGACGTCTCCAACGCAAAGCTGCTCAAATCGGCTTTGCTGCATGGCGATGAGTGGGAAACACTCATCCTCTATATGGCTCCAGCCGAGGTCGCCTTCGGCGAGATGAGCCAAGAGGAAAAGCAATTCCTAGCGGAGCTAGGAGTTCAGTACAACCTCTGCACTGCTTCCACCAAGCAATGCAGAGAGGACTGCCTCTACCATCAAGGTAGAGCGAGGATGTTTCCTGAAGTGAATCGTGCAAGAATTCGCAAAGCCAAGCAATTCTTGCTTGACACGTTCAACTTTTTCGCTCAGCTTCACGCTGAGATTAACCGAGCCAAGCGGCTTGCCGCAAAGAAGGGAAAGCGTTTAGCTATTAGGCTAAACGGAACAACCGATATTCATTGGGGTTCCATAGTTGCTGCACACCCCGATGTGCAATTCTATGATTACACGAAGACCTCGCGGGGCATGTCTTTTGCCCGAGGTCTGTTACCAAGCAACTACCACGTCACCTTCTCACGGAGTGAGCTGAACCATAACATCGCGGTTCGTGTTCTCCGCCAAGGCGGCAATGTGGCTGTTGTCGTAGACAAGGGAGTCGTCGTCGATTTCAGTGACTCTCGCTTGATTGACGGCGACCTGCACGATGCAAGGTTCCTCGATGGACGTAGTCCAGACGGCAGGATTGTCGTACTCCGAGCCAAAGGCTCGCTAAAAGGCCAAGGTTCCGAGCATGGTTTCTGTCTCAACCAAGCTGGTTGGGACAAGTTCCTTGCTTTTTCAAAAACATCGGCTGCTGCGGCAGCCTAATTTTCCGAGGTGTCCTATGGACAATGCAACACTGTTCCGTGAGTTTCTTGAGGCTTGCTCATCTTTCGATGAGTTCAACGGACTGCTCGATGTGGCACTCGAAGAGTGTGCCGCAGCTGATTTGGCCATGTCCAAGACTGGCCGAATCTGGCTCATGTTCCGAGACGGGTCGGACTGTTTTCTTGCGCTTCCGAAGGAAGGAGGTGCTGAATGACTATTGCAAGATACAAGACGCTTGTCGGCCACCCCGCGTGGCTGTACACAGTGGAGCTGTTGGTTCAGACCAACGGCAAACTCATCAAGATTGCTACCATAAACTGCAAAGACGATGAAGAGTTGGCTCAAGCTACCCAATGGGTAGACCATGTTCTCCAAGGCGAGTGGCCGAGGAGCCTTAATGCAGATGAGATTGAATCTCATCTGGAAGAGGAGTGAGCGATGAGCCTGACAATAACAGTGCGATGGAAGGATGTGTACGGGAATCGCCTTTGCTATCCCGTGTGTGATGTGGCCAAACGGTTCGCTGACTTGGTGAACCGCAAGACCCTGACTGACCGTGACCTGCTTGGAATCATTGGCCTTGGCTATTCGGTCAAGGTAGAGGGAGAATCTGTATGAATTTCTTGGACTTGTTACAAATGTTCTGTGCGACGGTGGCCGTGTTGGCTATCGTGCGTGTCCTGATTGATGCACTGCGAGAGGAGAATGCAGAATGAAAATTGAAGTGACCGAGTATCAGTTACAGATACTCAGAGAAGCGACAGAGAATTGGCGCTTCTGCAACTCAGCCAATGTAGACAAGCCCGCCTACGACGGGCTGATTGTGCTGCTGAAAATGGCTCAACAACAAGAAGAGAAGGAGGAGCAATGACCGACGAAAAGAAACTTGATGAACTGTCTACTCTCGCACTCGAACTCGAGGCCGAGCGCAAGCGCAAGGCGGCCGCTGCTATCGCAGCCCGCCGTGCCCGTGAACTGCGCAACATTCGAGAAGCAGAGGAGACAGAGGAAGCCATTGAAATGTGGAGAGAAAGTAAGTACAACGACTGATTCACTAAAGTTCTTTTGAGATGTTCCGATACGTTTGATAGTGACAGCTCGGTGGTCGAGTTGTCCGTTTCACATAGGGGTATATGTCATGACAAATTCAAATTCACTTCTCGCTAAGGCTGCATCACGTCCTGCGCCCACGGTCAGTGGTCGCTACGCATTCGTGCCTACCACAACTGTTCATACATTGCTCGCGGATTATGGGTTCCGCGAGGACAAGTACACGCAGCGCAGGGAGCGCAGCCCTGAGCGAGCTGGCTACCAGCGCCACATCTCCATCCTGCAGCGAGATGTGGACACCGATGCCAATGGTTCCTTCAACTTGCTGCTGCTCAACTCACACGATGGCAGCTCTGCTTTGCATCTCGAAGCAGGATACTTCCGTATCCTGTGCGAGAACCAACTCGGCCACGGCGACGTGGGCATCCGAGTCAGACACACAGGAGATATGCTAAGCAAGCTCGAGCGTGCCATCCCCCAGATTATTGGGCAGATGGAGGACTTCAAACAGCTCGTAGCACAGATGAGAGGCAAGCCAATCAGTCTCGAGCAGGTCGATATTCTGGTGCGAAAGGCACTGGAATTGCGTGGCCTGCCGAACATTGCCGAGAACCACGTCAAGATGCAGCTCATGCGTAGACGTGAGGAGCGTGACGCATGGTCAGTCTTCAATGCAATCCAAGAGAACACAATACGGGGTGGCCTGCGCTTCTACACTTTCGCAGGGAGTGGGAAGGACAAGCAGGATGCAGAGCAGCTGAACTACCGTCTGCTCCGTCCAATCACGGCAGCTGACCGTCTGCTCGAGGCAAACCGTATGCTGACCCGTACGGCACACGAGATTCTCAACGTGGCTTGAAACGTCTGCATGCACGAGATAAACAGATGCCCCACACGTGGGGCACAGGAGGTATGAGATGGGTAACATGAGCTACTGTAAGTTTCGCAATACACTCAGCGATATGTACGACTGCCTCGACGATATGGACAGCGAGTTGCTTCTGCCCGAGGAGGCAAGGGCACGCAAGCGATTGATTGAATTGTGCCGCGAGATTGTGGAGCAATACGGACAACAACAACAAGAAGAAGAAGAAGGAGATGCAACATGAGACACCCAAGCAATGTTGACCTGTTCGACCTGTATCAACCCGACCTCTCTTTGCCTGAGTCAGTCAACTTCGGCGAAGGTAGCGGAATGTATGAGACTTTCGGCGAGGACTTGGACTTGGTGCGCAAGATAGCAGTGCATGAGGCACGCCGCATCTGGACACTGGTCGACACTGACGATGGCGGCACCGCCTTTGTCAATGGCTACCACTACGTGAACCGTATTGCCTATGCAATCACGACCGAGGCGGGGCAAGAGAACGAATCATTTCTTTGCACCGAAGGTGAAGAAGAAGAAGGAGAATTAGCATGAAACACGTCAAGCAATTCAAAACACACAAGGCATTCCGGAGTGCACTCAAGAAGGATGGCATCGAATTCACGCAACGCATCGGCCACATCGAAGCAAGCCCTGCCGAACTGATACGCCTGTTCGGTAAGCCTTGCGAGTCAGATGGTTACAAGGTGAGCGGTGAATACTTGTTCAAGATTTGGGAACGCTTCATCACACTCTACGACTGGAAGGCGACGAGTCAGTACGACGAGGACTTGCCAAGCCCTCAAGATTTCTGGGCAAATGAGGAGCGAGTCGTCTTCAACGTCGGCTCGCAGGATGGACAGGACTCTGCCTATTCAATTTATCTGCTGCTCGATTTGATACAGGCAAAACGAATCGAAGCGAAACGTGCTGCAAATGTACCACAACTTCAAGCAATTGCAGGAGGAAAGTAACATGGGACACAAGATTGTGGAGAAGGAAGAGATACTCAGAAAGTACACGGAGGTGAGAATAAAGACTCTGCTGCCAACCAATGCAGTACTGCGGGTGCGCCTGAAGAATGGCCTCGAGATGTACCACTCTCGCAGTGGACTGACGGTCGAGACAGCCAAGGCGACCGTCTTCAAGACACTCAAGCACGCAGTGCGTGTGGCCAAGAAGAAGTACTCGCCTCGCATCACAGTCTTCGGGATGGAGCAAGCCTTCCCTGACAGGGACGTGAAGGAGTGGCATGCTTCGACTCTGGGATACACTGCACTGTACAGTAATAATTTACTTACAGTACTGGAGAAAGAAGAGACCAATTTCATGTACCGGCCTGAGCTTGCTTCTAAATTGGCCGAGCTAAGCAAAGACTAGCTACGCTAGGCTTAGCTAAGCTAAGTTCTAGCTACGCTGCTGAGCTAAGTCTTAGCTACGCTAACCTAGCTATACTTCAACCCTGCATATAGTGAGTGATGGATGGATAGCCTGATTATATCCAACCTTCAGAATCTGTCAAGTCCAAACTGCATTGGAGGTACACAAAATGAAAGTCTATGTTTACCGCAACTTACACAAGAACTGCTTTAGTATTAAGGCATTAGAAGGAGAGAAGAAAGGCCGCGTCATCGGCCACGCAACGGACGTGTCACTGTATGACGTGGAGTTCCGCGTCTCAGAGAAGGGCAGGCAGCGAGTGTTGCGCGAGAAGAAGAAGTACGTGCATGCCGGTGTCGTCGGCAAGCTGTTGGCCAGCGAGCCATTCTCACAATCAGAGAGAGAACGTCTGAATATGAGACCCATTCGCTACAACCCATACGAAACTGAAACATTCCAGACGCAGGATGGAACCCCGATTCATTCCGCCATTGCTGCGTACCTATCGAACAACCGTATCTATGCCTGCTATGTGCAGGAAGGAGAACACCTATGAGCACAATCGTCAACGCTTCTTTCAATGGCCTCTGGGCAGAGGAATTCCTGACCATCTATGGCGTGCGTGTGCGCGTCACTACCATGTTGACCAGTCCATACGGGGATGCAACTATGAGTTTTGCTGTGCTGCTCGGAGACTATCCGAAGTCAGGCGAGGCACTCTCGATTCACTTCGTATCTGGTCGCGGTGTAGCCGAATCACCTGAGATAAAGGAGTACAAGATTCGCTCGCTTAGCAACGAAGACTTGCAAATACTTTTGTCTAGTGTACAACACAATCTCAATCTCGAGAAGGAGATTCAAAATGTCTACAACAAACTCAAACAACTCGACGCAGAATTCCAACCTCGTCCACTTCCCGATGGAGCAATCGGGTAAGCGTGGCTTCATCCGTCGCAAGGATGGCTCACGCTGGCTAGTCACTGACCACAGCTATACACTGTCTGGCTCGGCACCAACCCTTGCACAGCAAGGACTACAACTTCAGGCTGAACAAAGGAGAAACGACAATGAAAAAGTTAAACGAGACTACCGACTCACATGATGAACGCCTTTCTACAGTGATTCCCTTTCCCAAGCGCGTACCTGGATTAACAATGCAGCAAGCCTACGAACAGGAGAAGGAGCACCAAGAAAGGCTCGAGCGTATCCGTGACAAGATAAGGAAAATCAACCGCATGATTGCCGAATCACAGGGGAAAACAAATGGCTGACGTCTACTTCATGGGGCATGACCCGAACCGTCTGCCCCTCGTCAAGTTTCGCTACGGAGGCCGCCCTTCGTGGGCGTTCCTCGAACAGTGTGAGGATGGCTTTGCTTTGCTTTGCAAACCTGCTGTTGTCTATGTGTCTCTTATCGAGAACGGCTCGGTCTGCAAGGTACGTGCAATCCGTTTCCGCAAACAGGAGAATCTCAACGCATGGATAGCTACAAACCTAAGCGGCTTACGCTCGGAGGGATACAATGTACGATACGTGGACTGACGTGCTGGCCGCACTAACTGATGCTGAACTATTTGACTTAGTCACACCAACCGATGGCTACATTGACGAGATGCTCGAGAAGATGGCATGGCAGGAAATCGAACTGCGTGCCCTGATACGCGAAGGAGAACAGAATGGAACTATTGATTACGACTGCAATAAGCCTGACTGCGACAACGTACGGGTGGGGGGAGATGATGTGCGGGGACATCGGCACCCCTCGAAGCTGCACTGATGGTGCCATCACCGCCTCGGGACAGCCTTTCAAACCATCCATTCCCAGCGCCGCTGTGCCCGCTCCGCTGCGCAAAAGGATACAACCTACCACCCTCTACCTAAAACTGAAAGGCGACCCCTCTGCGCCATGCGTTGAGGTAATCCTCAATGACAAAGCAAACCCTCGGTGGATAGGACAGCGTGGCCTTGACCTATCACCAGCTGCTGTTCAAGCACTTACTGGCAAGACACCTAAACCATACTGGCAAGGAGATGTAGAGCTGTGCGATTCACCTACGAAATAGAACATGACAAGGATGGCAATGCACTAGGCGTGCGCATCGCGGAGACGGGCGGCTACTTTGCGAACCGCACCATCAAGGAAGTGCAGGTCGTGGCGGAGCCACTGTATCCTGAGCTTGACCCCGAATTCCGTACCAATGCAATGCAAAAAGAATTCTACGATATTCACTTCAACCACTGTGTACGCAGGAGACTTGAACAATGCGACAATATGCAATCTTTCTCTGTTCGTTTGGATTCGGAGCCTGCGGGAGTATAGCCGAGATACTTCCCCCGCAGGAACCCGCTAAGCCTGTGCCCACAATCTTAGGCGATGCTAGTCTGCTCAAGTTTGCTGCTCAATTCAAACAGGATTGTCTCAACAATCTATCGGAGGTGCAGTGTCAATTGCCGCACAGGATTACGATGCAATACTTTCCACAAGCCAAACATCCAGACAAGCGTGGTTATGCTCAGTTGTGGGGACGTAAGAATACAATACACTTCGCTGAAGTAAACATCGCAGACTATCTTCAGTCTTCTCTCTGGAAAGAAGGGCTGCTCGTCACTGTTTATCACGAATTGTTTCATGCGTGGTTTAACCTTGACCACGACGACGCATCACTCGGCATCATGAATAGTACTGCATACTTCGAGGATGATTTGATTATTGCTAAAGACTTTCAACACTACGTTTCAAAGGAGTTCGCCCGTGTCAAACACAAATAATCTTACTGTGGTTTCGCTTGGTAAACTTGTCGCTCGACTACCCCTTGGTACACGTATCACACTTGGTACTGGTTCCTCATGGGAACTGCGAAAAAGTTTTGAGGAAGGAGGGCCGACCTACCTTATTTCCTTGACAAAGGATACGCCCACACTTACTCTCGAACAAGCTACTCAATTCTACATCAATGGGGAGAATCTCAATGTTACGTTACCTGATACGCGACGTGGAGAACGGCTGGACACTCTCGACATACAACTCATGGGAGGATGAACACCGCAAAGTTACTGTCGAAGTCTTTGAAGTTTCAGACCACGGTACACGAAAGGAGGAATGCGAAGCCCTAAAGAGATTGCTTTGGTCTATTGCAGATAAGCTATTGCCTTACGATAAGTTTAGTAAGCACAACGTAATGATTGAAATAAAACCTGGTCACAAGGTGTATGACGAGGAAGAGGAAGAAACTGAAGTAAAGGAAGTATCCAATGCGTAAACTCTTGACAACAATTGCACTTGCATTCTCTCTTGTCGCATCGGCAAAGCCTGCCGAGCTGGTCATCCTGACACCCGAGAATACACTCAATCTTTTCGGTGAGGTCAATGAAGGGATGGTCGAGCGTGTGGCTACCACACTGCCTAAACTTGGTAACACTGTGTACGTGAATCTTGTATCACCTGGTGGCTCCATCATTGCAGGCAAGCGCATCATTGACCAACTCTCTGCCGCCATCAATAACGGCAAAAAAGTTGTGTGCATCCCACATCTTGCTGTATCCATGGCCTTTGTTATCCTGCAATCCGAGGCATGCCCGCATCGTATGGCTCTGCCTTCCTCTGTTCTCATGCAGCACCAACCATCCATAGGATTCGAGGGACCGTTGCGTAGTGTGGCAAACCAATTCGACGCAGCACGTGCGGAGATTCTCGAAATTGAGGCAATGCAGGCTAACCGCCTCAAAATATCGGTAGACAAGTACAGGGAATTGACAAACTTTGAGTGGTGGCTGAATACGGGGGCTATCTCAATCAAGGCAAATGCAGTCGATAGCATCGGCAACGTCATCTGCTCGCCCGCTTTGCTCAAGCGCAAGCGTATTGATGAGGTACAATCTCTGTTCGGCACCATCAAGTTGGAAGGCAGTGAGTGTCCTTACGTACTACGGCAGAAAGTTGTAGTGCCTGAGAAACCGCAGAATCGTCACCTTGAAATTCGCTACTGAAAACCGCATCTTAGGAGGGTAAGCTATGACTACAGAAACTAAACGTAAACCATCGGGCTTTATCGCCAAGCAGAATCAAAAGGGTTGTGCATCGACAAAACAGGCAGGGGCAATTAACACTAAGCTGGAGCAAAATGAAGCCCGTGTAAAAGCGGGCTTGCCTCCTGTAGTTTCTAAGAAGCGCCGGTGTCTGCGTTGCGATACAACCTTCATTTCTACTAATGAGCAAAGGTGCTGCGATGGGTGTCGTATTACAAATACTCGTTACTCCCATATTGGCTAGTATTTATTTGTTGTTGACTCCTGTTCTACTTCTTGTCATTATGTTTCTCAAGGAGAGGGAAACTACTCATGCGAAAGAAGAGGATAAGAAGCAGGCCGAGTCACTGGAAAGTGTTAGAAGAATGGAATTACTCCGAAGATTCCCTAACAAACCAGTGGCAACTGTTTCTGTTCACCGAAGCTCAGAAGCGAAGCGACGCGGAGAGCTGGTTCCCTCATCTAAGGAAGAAGAAGATTCCCTACTTCCTCGCAAGTTACGGGAGAATGGACCCCGAAGGCAAGACCAAAGACCTGAAGCGAGTCTTCGGCGTATTCGTACCAAGTCAGTACGTCACTGGGAGACTTGACCAAGAGGATTGACCCATGAAAACTTTGAGGATGTTAAGTACATCCAGCCTACTCGAGGCAGGCACACAAGCATTGACTGAACAAGCAAGAGTTAAGGAAGCCGACAAGAAGGGAATCTTGCGCGGCGGTTCCATTGGCCTTGCAGAGAAGACAGACAAGGGCATCGAAGTGTCCGGCACCTGTCATCGTCAGGCAATGCTCCGCTTCCTTGGTGTGGATGTCAAAGGAATGGAGGACAATACAAGCCGTGACCTAATGTTTGCAGCAGGACGCACCAACGAGGACAGCTGGCTTGAAGTGCTTGCCGCTTCATGGCCAGGTAAAATACTGCGTGAAGAAGAGGTTCCAATTGTATGGAATACACCAAACGGTACAGTAATCTCAGGCAGACCGGACATGGTACTTGCCTGTTCCGAAGGAAAATACTTTGCACGAGGCTTGGAATTGAAATTGGTTTCTTCCCTATGGACGGCCCGTACCGTAATCAAGGGAGAACCCAAGACTAATCATCTTATCCAGACAGCGCACTACATGTGGCGACTCTCCGAGCAGGTACGCGAGGAAGTCCCGTTCGAGCTATGGTACACGAGCCGCGTTGACTGGCACGTTATGGGCTGGGCACAGAAGCACTTCCCAAAACACGGCGCACTCAATTCAGAGTTTTGCGAATACTCTCAGAATAAAGATGGAGAGTATGAGATTAAGAAAGTTCTGCCATTCACAAAAGGATTTGAAGTACGCTTTGTGCAGGACAAATTACAATTTAAGGAGGTGGGGGGAAAGAAATGGGTTGACACCATAATCACAAAGAGTAGGATAGCAATGTACTACGAACATATTGAAGAACTGGCACAGAGTAAGTCGCTCGGTCCTCGCCCTGTCAATCTTGACTACAGTGGGCAAAAGGAAAGCTGGAAGCAATGCGACTTCTGTCCTCTCTCGAAGATATGTGATGAGTACGAGAATGATAGTTTTGAGGTATGGCTCGCGCAAATAACGAAAGGAAGTTCCACATGAGCATGACCCGCAACGCACCAACCAATATCCGTGGCAATGCAGTACGTACCAACAACGGCCCAAGCGTAGGCCCTCGCAGTGGCGGCAAGAAGTCGGCTGACTTCACCCTCTACGTGAGCGTCACGGTTGACGGAGGTGAGCGTGAGAATAAACGTCTCACAGGTATGTTCTTCGACAAGGCTGGTCCCAAAGGCAAGCAATACTCCGGCTCCGATAAAGAGAGCGGTGTGAAGTACAAGCTGTTCGCCAATGAGGACGGAACCTTCGCACTCTATGCACGTCAAGAGGGCGAGGAGAAAGGTTCCAAGCTGTGCCTTCTCTCTGAGCGTGACGCTAAGAGTGGTCTCAAGTATCACACAGGTAAGAGTGAGAGCGGTGAATATTATTCGCTGTTCCGAAACCTTCCCAAGAAGTAACCCGAACCGGGGCGGATGGGAAACTGTCTGCCCCTTTCCTTTGGAGGCACTATGTACACTTCACTTTTTGCTGGTCTCTTACTCATTACATTCTTAGCTTTTGCTAAACCTGTTCAGGAAACACCTGAAACACCGCCTGGTGACATCTGTCAAGCACTCAAGGGACCGCATCCGAAGAAGGACGTGCAGATACAGCCTTACTGTCCAGACGAAACGCCAACACCTGAACCTACACCAACTAGCCCGAGCAGAAAGGTAGAGCCTTGACAATCAAACATGACCAAGATAAACCAGACTACTCTCTCTTGACTCGAGGAATGCTGGAACCCATGGTCAAGGCGCTGATGTTCGGGGAGAAAAAGTACAGCCGGTTTAACTACAAGACTGGCTTCAAGAATACAAGACTTACGGCAGCTGCCCTGCGCCACATCATGGCCTACCAGGACGGCGAGGACAATGACCCAGAGAGTGGCCTGCCACACCTGGCGCACGCAATGGTGGCCCTCGGCATGCTGCTTGACAATGAGAAGAACAACGTAATGGAGGAAGGCAGATATGCAATACCAGACCAAGTACTCGGCAGGGCTTGACCTCTGCTCCATCGGGCCAGTGAACCTGCGCCCGCTCGAACGTGCCGTGGTTGACACAGGCGTTTACCTGAGGGATGTTATACCCGACACAATGGCCGTGCATATCCGCCACCTTGACGCTGACCTGCCGTTTGCGATGGTCTGCTCCCGCTCGGGACTGGCCGCCAAGGAGGGAGTCATTGTGCTCAATGCCCCAGGAATTATCGACTGCGACTACGAGGATACCATCAAGGTCATTTTGTTCAACTCCGGTGATTCTCTTGTGCGACTCACGTCCGGAGCACGCATTGCCCAGCTCGTTTTTGCCTATGCGTACCGCCGGACGGAGCTGGTCAAGGACGAGCAACGCACGGGTGGGCTCGGGTCGACGGGAACAGGAGAAACACAATGAAGGTCTACATAATCTGCTTTGACGGCGAAACTGATGGTCCGGTGCGACGAACATCTTCCAACCTAAACTTACAGAGGAGAATCTATGCGTTTTAACATAATGCTAACTACTTTCTTGACGTTAGAGAAATATTCCTTCGATATGGAGTTCTCCCTGCTTGGGTGGGGCCTCTCCTACAGAAGGAAACCGGAGAAGGGATTGGTCCTCATGGCCAGCCTGGGACCACTGCACGTTTCCATCTTCGACAATGAGAAACAAAATGAGTGGTTCTCCAAACTGTTTCGAGAAGAGAAAAGAGAACCCTGATGGCAGTCTGAAGGCGCAGCCCTTCGGTCTGACAATCAATGACAAGGACGAGGACTATGTCTAGTGATAAGTTCGGTGGCTTTGGATGCTGGAAGAAAGAGATGGACAGACATGAAATGTGGCCTCGCATGAGTAAAGCTATGGCCTCACGACAGCTGGAGAATCGTGATGAAACAGAACCCGTTCGCCCTACTGAAACCGAAAGACGTCCCCGCCCGATGGGGAGCGCAACATTCATTCCTGCCTCTCTCAGAGCTGGAAGAGATAATCAAAGAACACAATGACTGCACAACCATCATTGACCTCGAGACCAGGGGCAACGATGTGTCTGCCCCTGCCGAAGAATCCTATGTGGTCGGCGTTGGTATCAGCTCTCACTGGGGTACGTACTATGCAGAGGTGAATGGCCTCGGCGATTGGTACGCATTCGTATGGGCACTTCACGACAACGCAGTACCACTCGTAGCACACAACGTAGTCTTCGATGGTAGCTACCTGACACGTGACCTGGCCCGCGCAATCGGAAGCAAGGACGGCTTCCACAAACCGCCTGCCTACCACAATTGGCTTGCCTGTACCTACGCCACCTATCGCTGGCTTGCCTGCGAGGGATGGGCAGGACAACAGTACGGCTTGAAGAAAGCTATGGTCGAACTACTGGGCTGGCCTGAGAGTAACGAGAAGGAACTCGAGGACTGGCTCATTGAGAACAAGTACACAAACAAACAAGGCAAGGCAGACAAGGGAGAGATGTGGCGGGCACCTGCCGAGATTCTCGGCAAGTACTGCTGGCTGGATGCCGAAGCTACCTACCTCATCTGGACCGAGATTCTCGAACCAGTCATGAATAAGTTTGAGGTGTTCAACAACTATCGCCCACAATTCATGGACTTGATTCGCCACGTCATCTGGCAGAAGTTGCGTGGCATTTACATCGACAAGGACGAGTTGAGCAAGTACAAGGATGCACTCGACGTGGAATGTGTAGACTTGACCAATAACTTCTATGAGTCGGACGGGGTACGGGATTGCATTGTCTCGTTCAATCAGGCGCTGCTCGCAGAGCAGGCTGCAGTCGAGCCACCGAAGCACAAGAAGGCACCCGAGCTGGGCCAAGAGCCAAGCAAGTACACTAAGGACGGAAAGCTCTCAAAGAACTGGGAAAAGTGGGAACAGAAGCGGGTCAACCTGGAAAAATACGTACCAGAAATTACCATTCCTTGGAAAAAATGGCACGAAAAAAATGCAAAGATTGAACAATTGAGCACCGAAGTTGTGCCGACCGAGGAGAGTAAGGACCTTGGCCTGTTCAACATTGACTCAGCCAGACACAAGCAATGGCTCTTCTATACAGGATTGAAGTATGAAGCGACGATGTTCACAAACAATGAGGAAAACCCACAGCCTGCGGTCGATGAGGATGCCCTGCGTATGCTTGTCCCGCATGGCCCTATGCTCATCAAGTATAATGAAAGGAACAAGATACGAAGCATGGTGGAGGGTTGTCTCTCGAAGATGCGAGGTGATTTCCTACACGTGGGACTGAAGTGTCCGGGCACCTACACGGGACGCCTTGGTGGTGCGGATGGCCTCAACGTGCAGAACGTGCCCAAGGACAAGGGCTACCTACAATGCTGGAAGCCGAGTCCTGGTTACAAACTAATTACGTTCGACGTAAGCGCACTGGAACCGCACATGCTTGCCCTTGCTTCCGGTGACCCTACACTTATGCGTATGTATGGGCCGGAATCAACCGGCTGGGATGACATTTATCTGAGCGTCGGCTCACAATTGGGTGGACAAGTCGAGGAACGCATACGGGCCGCAGGTTATGACCCATTCAAGAATACCAAGGAGTCAGTAAGTAAAGCAAAGAAGGAGGCTAAGGGTGCTCGTCAAATTGCTAAGGTTATTCATCTGGCTGCAAGCTACGGGGCTTCTGCGAACAAGATACGCCAGGCTCTTGGTCTGCAGGGAATTGAAGTTAGCTCGGGAGAAGCGAAGGCGATGCACGAAAAGTACTGGCGACTCTTCGCGCAGGTCAAACACTACGAGCAATTCCTCCTCGCCCAATGGGAGCGCAGCGGAGGATGGTTCCTGAATCCGATGGGCCGTCCCATCTGCGTAGCACGTGACTATGTACGTGACATCATTAACCGTTCTATTCAGAGTGCAGGACACGATGCCTTCATTGCCTTGGTTGATATTGCTTCACAGGTTCTTGCAGAACACAACGTGGACTATGCTCCCTACATTTGGGACATCCATGACTGTGTAATGCTTGAAGTGATTGAGGATGACGCACCATTAGCCAAAGAACTGCTTGACACAACAATGCTTTGGCGCTTAAATAAACACTTAGATGGTAACGTAAAACTGAAAGGAACAGCCAATGTCGTCGAAAACTGGTGGCAAGACAAAGAAGAGTGATAATTTTTCCCAAGTATTGCAGGCAGACTTGCGCATTGCTTACGCTGTTCGTATCAAGAGCATGGAATACATGGTTGAAATAGACCTGAGTAACTGGGGATTTGGCCGAAGGAATGAGGAAGAGATTGGCTTCTACTCTCTCAGACTTGGCCCTGTCCGTGTTGCCTACATGAATAGAGATACATACGACGAATTCCTCGCTGTGAAGATTGAGGATGTGCTTGCTCCGTTGGGACAAGTCCTCAACGACAGGAAGAGTCGGGCCGACAGGGTGGCACCACAAGATGTTCCGCCCAAGGATGCGCTGAACTGAGGTACGTATGCCAAGGAAGGAACGCAAGAGTAAGTTCGCGGTCGAAGCAAAGCGTCTCGCCACATCCATACGGGAAGGCCGAGTACTGTGCATCGACCCTGCTTCAGGAGGAAGCCTTCCAGGTTACGCACTGTTCGAGGCATCGGTCTGGATTGAGTCGGGCGAGATGCAGATGAGCAAACGTAACCAGCAACCACATCAGAGGTATCGACAGATTCTGCAGACACTACAAAGTACTCCAGAATTGTTCGAGAATATTGATGTACTGTGTATCGAATTCATCCCGCCATTCATGAATGGTTTTGGCGGAGGTGGATTCCGTACACAAGGTGTAGTCAATCTGCACCGCTCGGTCGGTATCTTCATGGCAGGCATTGAATCGAACAGCCTGATTGAGATACCCAGCACGACGTGGCATGCGTGGGTACGTGCCAACCTTGGCGACTACGAGAAGTCAGACATGAAGGATGCTACAGTGATGGGCCTGACTCTCTTTCACCATGCCGGTCAACCTATTCTAAATGCAGATGAAGTAATTGAATTAGTCAAAAAATAAGGAGGGTTAAGATGATTCTCGACCTATTCCGTGGAACTCCCCGAGACTGTCAGGTGTCGGCTCTGCGGGAAATTGAGAAGTACTGGGAAGAGGCCGACGTCTTTGTGCTCTCGGCACCGACTGCCGCAGGCAAGACTAAGATGATGACCACCATTGCACGCTGGGCACACAAGAAGTATGGCATGCAATCTTCGATACTTGTGCCAAACAACGTCCTGCTTGACCAGGTCGTCGAGACGGAGGGAATCTTCTCTCTGAGGGGAATGGACTCGTACACTTGCACGTTGGCGCTGGATGAGAGGACAAGCTGCGCCGAGAGGAAACGTACAATGGGAGAAACCTGTGGAGGCTGCGTGTATAGACAGCGCGTACGCCAAGTCCACAAGGTTCCTTTTCGGGTCATAAATTATTATACCTATTTAGCACATAAACTCTACGCCCCAGTGGTACTGGTCGATGAGGCTCACCTACTGGTTAACCTGGCAAGGGACCTAGCAGGCAAGCACATCTGGGTGGACCGGATTCTTCTCAAGGATGGCACCGAGGTCAGGCTACCGCAAAGCATTTCTACGTACGAAAAACTGTTAGAATGGATACAAAGTCGTAACTTCCGAGATGAAGTCTGGCAAAAGCTGAAGGAAGAGCTGGCCACTGGCCGTATGCGCTACCTCGTAGAGCGTAGCGATAGGCCCTACAGAGGACGCTATAGGGACTGCCTAAGCCTGTTACCCTTGGACACATCCCACGAGGAGAAGGTGAGCGTCCTATGGCCTTCTAAGAAGGTCAAGAAGGTAGTCCTCTTTAGCGGAACTATCAGCAAGCTAGAGGTCGAGCAGCTCGCATTGGCAGGCAAGCGTGTGAAGTACATCGAAGTGGATAGTCCCATCGAGGCAAAGCGCCGCCCTGTCTTTGTCGAGGAAGGACTGCGGCTCAGCTATCCGGTACAACCGGAAACCTTGAATGAGCTGGCCATTTCTGTGGCTGAGATTTGTCAACGCAGTCTAAGGTCCAAGATATTGGTCCACATACCGTACTCATTGGCCAATAGAATCTTACCCTATTTGCAAAATCTCATAGGAGAACGGGTACTTACTCATGACCGTGAGAATAAGTTGGCCATTATAGAACACTTTAAGGCGTCAAAAGAACCCCTTGTTCTGTTAGGTTCAGGCTTGTATGAGGGGCTTGATTTGTACGGCGACGACTACCAGATTCAGATACTGACCAAGGTTCCTTGGCCCTTCCTTGGTGACCCTGTCTGGAAGTTTGTGGCTGACAAGTATCCAGAACGCTATGCGTGGCAGACCATCCAGCAAGTGGTACAAGCTGCAGGGCGTATCTGCCGTGGCCCTGATGATTATGGCGAGACGTTTATACTTGACCGCTCTTTCAGGCGCTTGTATAGTGAGCACGAATCTCTCTTTCCACAATACTTTAATGATGCGGTGAAATTCACATGAAAGTCTATGGATGGCGCAAACAACTTGAGATAGGAAAAGAGGGAGAGAAACACTTCGAGAACATCTGGTACTCCAACTACCAGAGTAAACTAATCCAGTCACCCGTAAGAGACTACGACTTTCTGACGCCTGACGGAGAGAAGCTCGAGCTAAAGTCAGACAACTATGACCCAGCCAAGACACCTAACTTTTTCTTCGAGCGGTTCTCTGTTCTCTCGCAGCAAAAGCCAGGCGGTCCTTGGCAATCCTACGAGAAGGGCGCAGACATTTTTGTCTACCAGTTTATGCTAACCTCTGAGGCTTACATATTCCGTAACCTGTCGGAGTTAATTGAAACCATAGACTTCCTTGTCCACGAGCACACACTCAAGCCTCGCAAGGTAGCCAACAAGAGTTACTTTGCTTCAGGCTATGCAATCGAACGCAACCTATTCAAACATCTCTATGAGTACATCAAGATGGAGAAGTTATGACCACTGCGTTGATGAGCCGCGACAATCCCGTTTGGGTGCTACCAGAGGGACACGACTGTGCGATTGAATTCTGGGCAGAAAATAAATGGATACGCAGAGAAGAATACAGTACAGTCGCGTATCTTAAAACGGTTATACCTAGCCTACATAATAGTAAGGCAATACGTATTGTAAAAGTTAGCCGCTATCCACCACACCCGGCACAAGCAGTTCTTTACTACAGGGAGGAACAGGACCAATGACTTTAGTATTACGCTTCTGGCGCGAATTACTTATCGCACTACTTAGCCTTGTCTGTTATCTGCAATTCAAGTATAGACCCGAAGAGAAACCACCACGTGTCGAGATAGTCACACGAGAAAAGGTCGTCTTCAAGGATAAGATTGTCTACGTGGACCGCGTAGTAGTACGCGAGCGTGTCATCACCAAGCCTGACGGCACCAAGATTGAAGAGACAACGCGCACTGAGGAAAAGAAGAAGGAAAAAGAGAAGGAGCACAAGGAAGACAGGCGAGTTGAAGTGAAGCTACCCGTTGAAACACCACCACAAGGCAATGTTTCTGTGGCGATTGACCCACTTGCTTACCTTCGGGACAAGCAATACGTGGCTTTATTTGGAGGGGGCTTACGACTCGGCAATACACCCTTGCTTTTAACCATCAACCCCGCCATAAATTTGAGCAAACCACGTCTTGAGAATATCTTCATCGGCATAACATGGGAGATAAACTGATGCGGATTACCTACGCAAAATGTTACTACGGAAATGTAGAAAGAATTCACGGCCCGTTTCCTTCGATGGAGACAGCTACTGCCTACATTCTGGAACACCATCAACAACTGCGTTGGGACTTCTACTACGTGACGCAGGATGCTGAGGAACCACCGAAGCTACATGACTACGAATGCCTATCCTGCAAAGCTGTGACAGAAGCGTGGGATGTGCCTACAAAATGCTCGCAATGTGGCCACGAGGAGCTGCGTCGTATGATGCCTATGCCAGGATTGGCGGGCCTCGAGACATCTGCATCGTTCCTCTCTGGTACAAAACGTAAAGGCTTTGCTGAAATGAAGGAAGCCAACAAACTAGAGTCAGCTTCCATGGACTTGCCACCCGAAAAGCGTAGCGATATACTCAAAGAAGTTGACAAGCTACGGCGAAGTTAACCTACCTCAATACGTCCACTCTTTACGTTGGCCAGGGCGTACGTCAACGTGAATGAAACCCTTCCTGCGGCCATCCCCCAGGCCAACTACGCCTACTTCTTCCTTACATATTTGATAAAGTTGTTCCAAGTGTTCCTTATCATCTGAAGCTGGTCGAATATCAGCTGCGGTTCCGAGCAGATGCTGACTAGCCACAGCCCCGCCAATAAGAGAATTGTGCTTTCGACAGCGGAAACCAGATGTGACAACAATAGGTCTACCAAAGCGTTCCCTCACTTTATTTAAGGTCTCAAGCAGGCGGTCATTCAGGCGTAGGTTCGGTACTTTGCCTGGACATTTTTCCTTGCATTGACACTGAAATTCCGCTAGTTTGAAAAAGCTACCACTCATAGGAGGTCTCCATGTCAGTCGCGTTCAAAGAAATGTATCTCGGTCGCCGCAACTTTGTTTCACTAAATCTGCAGACCGAAGAAGCAGTTACACTCAAGAATAGCCCAAACGGTAAGGCTTTGCTACTCGGTAATCCGAAGGTGCAATACTTATCTGGTAAGGATGAAGGTGAAGTAATTTCAGGAACTAAGCTCGCGCACGGTAGACTTGTCGAGTTAAAGTTTGGTACTATCCATGTGACAGAAAAGGACGAAGTACTTGTCGCGCTTAATCCTAAGCTCGCAAGTGCTTGTCTTCTGTCAGGTCCTGTCCTGCTCACCCCGAAAGAAGCGCACACCATTAGCATCGCAGTGTTTCCTGTCAAGCAAATTGACCTAGCGGATTACGATTGGGTTGTGGCATTGTACTCCTTGGCGTGACTACTTTGCACGTCCGGGAGTATGACCATGGACAACGTAATTGATTTGACCAAGAGGACAAAGAAGATTAAGGAATGGCAGAAACCAGCGGAGGAACCAAAGAATAAGCAGGTGCAATTAGTCGCAGTGGAAATGGCAACCCTTCTTTACAACTTGGTACAGAGCAATCTTCAGATGCTAGAGCGTCTTGAAGAAATTACCGATATGCTCACGCACACCGAGTACCAGGTGGACATGCTCCGCAAGGAAGTCCAGGAACTTACAGCTCTGGCCAGTCTGGAGAATTCTCAGAGTAAATAGCCTCAAGACTTTTGTACTCCGTCTCATCCCCTGTGGTGAGGCGGGACACATCATTCATTGTACGCAGCAATCCCGGAATCATCGGAATGTAGGCATCCCCTAAACTAGCTACCGCTGTACTTGCCTTGTCTAAATCCCCACTCATAAGTCCCATGGCAAAATCTTTTGCACTTACAGTGACCGGAGGTATGCCGATTCCCTGCGTCAGCGACTGCAGCGGAGACAGGCCAGTCAGTCCCTTCTTACCACCGATGAGTGCCTGTATCTGCGGGTCCTCTTGCTTGAATGCACTCTCACCAGTAATGGCAAGGTTCAAGACACCGAGTACTGCAAAGGGGGCCAAATAGCGCCCTGCCAGCTCTTTACTGCCCTTGCCCATACCTTTCCTAGCATAGGCATCCAGAACATCACCAGCGATGGCCGTAGGCCACTTAGAGAAGACACTGAGGACAGGTCCCATGACGCGGCCAAAGTTACTCATGGAGAGACGGTTGTATTGAAAGACAGTCTTGTCGAGCAGATTGTTTACAATCATTTGCTCAACCAGCTCAGGCTTGTTTGCCTTGATTGCATCCATCAATTCGTTGCGCATACCTACGTTAAGATTGTTCAGGTACTTGCGTGCAGTCGGGTCTCCTGCCAGAAGGTCCTTTGCAACCAACTTGCCCATCTGAACTACGATGACACGATTGGCACGCTCGGCCATTTCATACATTCCCATGGCCATCTTAGTGTAGCCGTCGGATACCTTGTCAAAACTTTTCTCAAGAGAGTTGCGGCGCATGCTCGACTCAAGCACTGCAATCAATTCTGTGTTCCATTGAGCAGCCGTGTATTCTCCGCCCAACCTTATTGCTGTCTTAGGGTCTTTGGCAAACTCGGCCAGAGCGCGTGTTGCGTACTCAACGCCCTTTGGTCCCAGCTCAGGAGCTGTCATGAGCAAGGGCTGGCTGGCATTCTGCAGCGCGGAGCGAAGATTAAAACCAAGGAAGTTAGGATAAACGGATGCCATAAACTTAGGCACCACATTGGTTCCCATGTGCAACAGATTTTCTGCAATACGTGCCTCTACTGAGCCGGGTCCACCTCTGTCGCGTACATTGAGAAGTGTGTTAGTAAACTCTTGGGTAAAAGCACGCCATGTTCTGGCTCTTGTGCCGCCAAGAGAATCAGTCAACCAGTTGGTTAAGTATTCTGCATCCTTGATGAAGCCGCGCTGGATAAGCATATCACGTGTCTTCTCCATCTCCGCAAAGCCTTGACGCAGGAAAGCGTGCTTGAATGTGTTGGATGCCCAGCGAGCTGCCAATTTATTGACGTCCGTTTCACGAATCAATTCAGGAACCTCTTCAACCATACGGCGATAGGTAGCAGAAGCAGTCGAGACACTCTTGACTCCAGAGGTGCGCGGATTGATTTGACCGGCAAGCATTGCCGTCATATCACTTGGCTTAGTAATCTTACCGCCTTCCAGATATTCTAGGGCATCCTTTACCTTGCGGTACAAGTCGCTTTCGCGTAGACCAGCTTGTGCTGCTTTCTCGTACGCTTCCTGCGTATAATCGAGGAGGTTAATCTTAAATTCATCACGAATCTGCTTGATTGAATCACGCATAGTTCTGGCTATTTCCACACTTTCTTTTGTCATGTGCGGCACGTAGCCGCCAGTCTTCTGCGTAAAGTCCTGAATATTAAGTCCTTGCTTGTTTGCTTCCTTACGTCCGTAGGCGAACCAATCCTGATAATCCTTGACGACTGCCTTCTCTGCGTCAGAGAGCGCATCAAAACCTGCAGCCTGGGGTCTGTCAAGCAGCGCATACAATCTGTCCGTGTCCATCTTAACAGTTTCGCGTGCTTTGTTTAGGTCCGTTAATCCTTTAATGTTCTTGACTACTTGACCCGCCTCGTCAGTTACATCGTAACCATTGGTAACTCGGCCAAGCATACGTGTGAATGCGTTGTACTGATAGTTCATTGAGTTGAGGGTAGGCTCAGTACGCACGCCTGCCCTACGGTCAATACTACGGAAGATGAATTGAGCATCAGCAAGGAATTGATGTAGTCCCTGCACGACTGTGTTGTCAGAGCTGGGTGGTAGTTTCTTAACTACATTGTCAGCCAACAACTTATTGAAAGCATCAAACTCTACGACATTCTTGTATTGCGTTTTCAGGAAGTCGGCACCTTCGCCTTGGCGTGTGAAGATAGCCTCAAGTCCACCACGCATACCGCCTGTCTTGGCTCCCAGGTCCTGGGCAATCTTTGGAAGCTGTGCATCGAGGTGGCGTTGAATAATGTTTACACTAGCAAGTTCTGTCCATTGTCCGACCTTACCTTCAGCACCTTGTGTAACCTTGAGCATATTTGCTTCATCGAGTTCGCTTAGAATCTTTCGACGCGCTTCTTCAGACATGCTATTGACAATCTCTTCTGCAGCATCCTGCATCTTTTGAGAGGCTTCTGGGCCTTCGCCAAACAACTTTTTAATACCTTGAGTTGTGTTCAGCTCATCTGTAAGTTGTACTACTTCTTCCATGTTCTTACGAGACGCAGCTAGTTCAATGATGTTGTCTACAACTTCAATAGCTTTCTGCTGCTTGGCTGTCTCTGCACGTACACGCGAAACTGTATCTGCCTCTTGCAACAAGTCTTGCTCAAACTTCTGCATGCTGGCAATAGCTCTTTTGTTTTTGATGAGCGAGTACACCTCGCCTGCCCCGGCAAGTACGCCACCAAAGGCAACCCCTATTTGCGCCGCTTTGCCCTCAAAGCCTGCCTCTGCTCCTGCTACGGTAGCTGCCACACCTTCACTAAGGCCCGTGGCCGCAGTGACCGCCTTAGCAGCTTTCTCGCTTGCTCCTGCAGCCTGAGCAGCCTTGCCTGCATACTTGGCTGCAGAAAGTCCTACTTTGAATCCCCCAGCCAACTCAGCTATCTGCAGTGCTCCAGACTTTTTGGCCAATGCTACGGTACGTAGGTCATCCAAGGCAGCCCTAAATTGTGGGTCATCCTGTGCTTCAATTGCAATCTTTTGTGGAATGCCGAGACCAATCATTTCAGAAGCAGTCCCGAGGGCTTGGCCAAAGAATTGAGACAACTCTCCGCCCAGCGTACCTGTGGCTTCGGGAGCACCGAAGAATGCTGACCAGTCGAAGCTGCGTAGCTTGCTCGAAGGAATGCCGTGACGACGTGCGATGCCCTCAAGTTCGGAGGGCAGAATGCGCATCTCTTCAACTTTGCCGCTTATGATAGGCGTCTCGTATGCCTGCTTGTCTAGCTTGGTACGCTCCTCTGGGCTAACACGTTGCTGAATATCGGCAAGTACTTTGCCTGAGTCCGAACGAATTTGCAGCATATCCAAAAAGCCAGGTTCTTCTTCTGGTTTTTCTTGTGCAGTCGGGACAGGGGCATATTTAGCTAAAGGGTCCTCTTTCTCTTCGACAGGAGCAAATCTTGCCAAAGGGTCTTTCTCTTCGGGTACTGGCGCAAACCTTGCAAGCGGGTCCACTTCAGCCATTACTTTCTCCTCTGAGCCTCAAACTCTTCTGGTGTGACTGCGCCACCTTGTCGCGCAATGTCAATCTCGTCTTGCGGAACATAAATTTTTGTTCCATCAGGTTTAACCATAATTATACGAGCTTGTCCAGAAGTTTGTGCTTCTTCTGCTCCTCCACCCAAGTTAAGTTGTCCACCGGAGAGATTGTTTAGGCGACGAATCTCAGCTTGCTGCAGGATTGCATTGAGGGTAGCTTTGTTTTCTGCCTCAGAGAAGAAGCCGGGTCCTTCGGAGAGACGCTTAACTTCTTGCATCTCTTCAGCTGTAAGCTGTAGTGATTTTGCTGCTTTAGCAAACTTATCACCCTCAGCAGTCTTTTGTTTACTTTTAGCAGAATACCAAGAGTTGAAGATACCCGCAGCTTCTGTTCTTGCGCTCTTGACTGTATCAGCTTCTTTACGCTGTGTTGCAGAGAATTTACTTTGCAAAGCAGCCTTTGCTTGGTCGAGCCGCATCTCTTGAATGCGTAATGCCTGGTTAAGTTTTGCTGCATTCTGCGCAGCTTCAAAAGCACGCTCATCTGCTTTCATTGCAGCACGGGCTTTCTCTTGACGTTGATTTTCCTTGCTATCAAGCGCAGCCTTGAGTAGCATATCTGCCCGCTTGTGTTCCCTATCTTCGATACGTACCTTCTCTTTGCTCAGCTCCTCGCGGCCAGCTTCGACTTCCTTCTGCACGATGCCGAATTGTTCCTTAGCCAAGCTAAGGTCACCCTTCAGTTTCTCCATGCTGCGGTCAAGGTCCTTGTTCCAGTCATGCTTCTCAAACTTAATGTCAGAGCCGATGCGGGCACCGAGTCGCTTGCCTTCTTTAGCTGCTAGGAATTTAACCAAGCCTTGAGCAATCTGCTCAGCAATCTGTCCCCATGCAGCAATGCTCTCACGTCGCTCTGCATCTGATTTAGCTTTACTGATGGCTTGCTCATAGATTAACTTGGCATCGTTGATTGCCTTTTGTAAATCTTTCTGTCTCTCAGCAAAGGGGTCAGGAGTGCCTGCTGGTTTGTCTCCTTCAGTCCCTACAGCTTGAAAGACAACCTTACCAAGCTGTTCAACCTGTGCAGGATTCTGTGGATTAAATACCTTAGGTGCAGCTGGAGCTGGAGCTGGAGCTGGTGTTGAATCACTAGGCGGAGTCGAGGGTGCAGCCGGTGCGGTGGTCCCTGCAAGCCTGTCCCGCGCAGCCTTAATTGCAGCCTTAGCTTCCGGCGATTTGTTGGGGTCTGCCAGCTGTCTATCTAGCTCTGCAATCTGAGCGTCTTTTAAGTTTGGAGTAAAATCTTTTGTTTGTTGCGCTGCCTCTTGTAATCTTACTAAACTTGCAGGACGTGTCTTTTGAAAATCTTGCAATGCCTTTTGTTCTTTTTCTAAGTATGCTTTTTGTACAGCCAAAGCAAACGTATTAGACGGATTACTAGACGGATTGTTAGTATTTTTTTCAATTTGTCGTATTTGTTCTAGTCTATCATTTATTTTTTGTTGTAGTTCTGCTTCTTTTTCTTCAAATTTTTCTGCTGATTTTGATTCTTGTTTTGTTTTATCTTCTTGTTGTTGATTGTACAAGTAGTTAAACTCTTCTTCAGTTGTTTGTGCGCGTTGTATGTACTCGGTTTTTGTGACAGGTTTCCCGAGATACATGACAGTTTTCTGCTCGGGGGTTGTAGGACTTGGTGTGCTTGTGCCAGGAATGTAAGTAGTTTTTTTCTTTTCTTGTTGTTCTGAAGTGCTGGGTGGCGGAGGTGTGCTTGTGCCGGGAATGTAAGGAGGTTTTGTTTCTGGACTACTCGGCTCTCCTCCAGCAAGTACGCCTGCCCCCAGTCCCCCCGCAAACATAGTATATCCTAATGTTTTTATTTTCTTTTGAAAAGCAGTCAGTCTTTCGCCGCCACCGGCAACTGCTTCTTTGTATTCTTGTGCTAAACTCTGTGCTTGTTTCGCTGGTACAAGCTGTCCATCTGCCTGCTTAAATTCTACTGCAGGCTGTTCTGCCTTGGGTGCAGATACTTCTGCGACGGGTTTTGGAGCCACTTCTGGTTTCGCTGCTTCCTGGATATTTTCCAAACTTTTTGATTCAGGCGTATCCTTTTTGTCGTTTACAGCGGATGCTGTACCTGTCTCTGTTTTTACAGCGGATGCTGTACCTGTCTCTGCTTTCGCGTCGGGTGCTGGAGTCGCAGGCGTTTCTCCTACCGTCCCGTTGTTTACCATCTTGTTTACTTTTCTGGGCCGCTGGTTTTGTGGTTTCGCTCCTTTAGGCGGCGTTTCTTCGAGGTCTGATTTGCCTACAAAATCACGTAACTCTTCTCGGACTCCGACTTGGTTAAGTACTTGTTTTTGAGTAGGTATATTTTTTATATCTTCAGTCGATGTGCCCTGCCCCTTCCAAATCTCGTTCTGCACTTTGTTGGTGCCGTCCTTTTGGTTCAATAAGTTTCTATAAGTTTCTATTTTTTCTTTGTTGTCAGGGCGTTCGGTGGTTTGGGTTGCGGCTGGCGGAGGAGTGGGTTGCTTTGTTTTTTTAGACAATGCTTCTACTGTAACGTCGCCAACTGGTTCGCCCGCATTATGACGGTTAGCGACTTCTGCCGCCGTGTTAAAACCGAGGCGCTTAGCCTTGTCTATATTCTCAGAACTGATTGGTGTCTTGTTTTTAATTGCATCGACAAAATCGTTCAGAAAATCAGTAACTTTTCCTACGTTAATACTTGCCATCTCATCGTCTCCTTATCATGCCGCGAACTTCTTCCCGACTTGGTTGATATATGTTTGCCTTTGGTTTGGCAAGACCTCCGATACCGGCACCGAGTGAGCCGCCGATATTTGCGCCAAGCATACCACCTTTAGCAATAGCTGCAGCGCCGACACCGGCTGTGGCTGCTGTGATGGCCATACCAGCAGCAGCACCGAGTACAGTGCCAATAATCTGACCTCCGGTTGTCCAGGCTGCGGCCTGCTCAGCGGCCTCTGCCTGGGCTTTGCGGATGCGCTCATCAATTTCTGCCTTAACTTTAGTTAGTCTTGCCTGCAATTCTCTGTCAGCTACGGCTTCACTCTTGGCAAACTCTTGCTGCATTGCTTGCTGAATCTGCGCTTGGGCAGTTTTAAGGACAGTCATTCTGCGTTTCTGCATCTGACCTACCTTGGTCTCCATCTGCCGATAGTCTTGCCATCTCTGTGATTTGCGAAGCTGGTAATCCATTAGCTGGCTTGTTTGCCATTGCGTCCTGCCTAGCTCATCCTTGTTAAACTTCATGGCCTTATCGTATAGTTTAGTCTTAATATCGCCACTTAGTTCTGTCAGAATCTGTTCATTCTTGCGCACTTGCTGTTGCTGGCCAAGCTGTCTGTCTGCTAGAATCTGTTGTTTTTGCATGGCCTGTTGTTGCAGCTCGAGCTGCCCAACTTGCATGGCACCCTTCTGAACCTTCTGCTGAGCCTCACGTGCAGCTGCAGCTTGGGCAGTGTAGAGCTGTGCCCCCATATCGCTCGCGCTTACACGCTGGCCAGTCGCGGCCTGTTTGCGCACAGCTTCAGCTGCGGCCAGTGCAGCAGAGCTTTGTTGAATCTGCTGACCCTGAGCAGCCATAGAAGGGAATTGCTGAGCTAGATTGGCTAGTTGTGAAGTTTTGGGCGTAGCCATGAATCTATTCTCCTCAGTCCAAGTCACTTAAATTTATATTACTTTTGGTACTAAATCTAGGTCTTCCTGTTGAGCTAAGGTTCTCTCTGAAAAAATTCTCATCCTTAATATCGTTGACTGGAGCAAAACCTCCCAGAGCGGGCGGAGGCTGATTTTCCATCTCACGCAAAGCACCTATATTGCTCGAGCCTGTCTCTTGTTTTTCTTCATTTTGTTTCTTTTCAAGATAAGAACCGACTGCAACAGTACCAGCCTTGACTACGCCTGATGCAATGTTTCCGTATGCCTGATATTGTGCTGAGGTTTCGGCGGCTTCTGTCTGCATTGCCGCAAGTTGGATGGCTTGGTTGATGTCAATCTCTGCAATGTATTCCTTGAAGGAACGCTCATCTGCATTCATGGCAGAGCGGAAGGAGAGGTCATTCTTGAATATCTCAAACTCATCTCTGAAAATGCTCTGCGTTAGTTCCCACTCAAAGGCAGTTTGGTCATCGAGGCGTGAACGTGCAGCTTCTGCCTCGAGCCTGTCCAGGTAGTCATCATTGCTCATGCGCATGGAAGTCATGGCATATTGGACACGCGCACTGTCCTCGCGGAAGTCCAGTTCCTCACGGCGCTGGCTGAAGTCCTGCAAAATTTCCTGTGTCTTGTTAAGCATCTGTTGTCTGCTATTAAGGGCCTGCTCATCAAGCATTGCTTCTTTCTGACGGAATTGCTGCTCCTGTTCCTTGGCCTGCTGCTCAAGTCCTGCGGCTGCTACCTGGCCCTGCAGTACATCTTCTTTTTGTTGTTGTTGCGCTGCAGCTGCGGCGACCATCTCGGCCATGGAACCTTGCTGTGGGCCGCCTTCTCCGCCGACTACTTCACGTCCCGCAGTCGCGGCCTGCAATTGTTTGAGACTCTCCGACTGGCCAAACTGAGGAAGCTGGAATCCTGAGGTAAGACTTTTCTTAACTTGGTCAAGTAGAGCCATTAGCCCATTCCTCCAATGATATTGCTAAGACGTGTATAGCGTTTTTGTAAATTGTCATTATCGGTGTTCATGGTGCTTTGGTACTCATCAAACCAAGCATTGAAGCGGTCCCGATAGTCTTTTTCTGTTTGTGGCAGATTATCCCTATAGGAATTCCAGTCATTATTTGCTGCATCAAAACGCGCCTGAGATTCCTCCCATTTTTTTTCCGCCGCTGCGTGTGCTTCTATTTGAACGCTGTATCGGTCTAAATAAACACTAGAATCGCGGTATTCCGTTGGTGTATTTCTAAAGAATGCTGCCTCACTAGGGTATGCGTTTCTTTTATTCTTGTAGTCTTCCCAGTTATTATGATTCTCGCCGCCAATTGTATTACGCAGATTCTCTTTTTCTGCAAGCACATCTTTTGGATTGCGTTCATTCTTTGATTTCTGGAATAAAGAATCACGCTCTTTAGCAGAGCCTGGCATCTTTTTCCAGTCTGGATTTAAGGTAGGCTGAGAAAGGGCGTTGCGAATTCCGCCCATAACTTTATTGTTAAGGTATTCTTTTAGTGTATTAAACGTATCTCCGGAGATTAGAGAGTTTGCATCGCCATCTGCGAAGTCTTTAATTTTTGCCTTGAGTGTAGTGATGTTTAACTTCCCTTCAGCCAATAGGTCACTCAGCCCTGCTTGCTTAAAGATGTCTGCAAATTCCCCCAGATTCTTTCCAGCCAGGCGAGAGATGCTTATGCCTGCATCCTCCAGATTTAATCCCCTATCACTCAAAAGAAGACGGAAACTATTTGCAAAAGTCTTTTCATCAATAGTTTGTGCAGTAGATGCCTTTGCCTCCGCAGGTGCAGGCGCAGGCAAGTTGGCCAAGAAGTCTAGTGCTCGTTTTTGTTTAATTGCATTGTCAACATATTGCTCTACACTGCCTGTATTTACGATAGTCTTCAATTGGTCTACAGTCAAATTCTTAAACATCAGCTTGCCATCGAGGCCATTTCCGATAGTCTTCAAGCGATTGAGAAGTGTTATCATTACAGGACCAGTGGTCGCATCCTGGAGAAGTTTGTACTTGTCTGGCACAGTCTTGGCTGCAATTGTAGGTTTAGTCAAGTCACCGAAGAAGAATTCCGCTGTACCGGAGTCTAGCTGAACATTGTCTGGCAGCTTGAGTGTCTGCATATTTGTTTCGACTGTGTTGGCAAGCTTCTGCAAATCTGGGCTAATCTCGTTTACCTTATTCTGGATTGCATCCCTGTTAGTCTCAATCCATGTCTTGAGTGAGGCAGGAGCTGTCGCCGGTTTGTCTAGCCAGCCCTTGAGTTGAGCCAACTTTTCTGGCGCAGTAAAGAATTCTGAAATCTCGAACTGCTCATTGTCAATGTTGACTACGTCGCCATCCTGCATCTGGGCATCCAGGTCACCTACCTTCTGGTCTGCAGCGAGGACGCCTACCTTGCCCAGTCTGCGCAGATTCTCGAGGGCCAATTGACGCTGCGCATAAGATGCACCAGGGTCAGCTAAAGTCTTCTGGTATTCAGACACATCCTTGAAATTCTCTTGCCGCCAAGTCTGAATTGCGGAAGTCAGGTCTCCCAACTCCATCTTTGACAAATCTGAATCTTTGGGTACAATGGACGCTATAAGCGCCTTTAGTGCTTCCGTATTTGTGAGACCATTACCTTCCGCAAAGAGTTTTGCATCGTCGGATTTGAGGAAATCGTCGATTTGTATAGATTTTTTTGCCTTAGCTACTGAATCTGCAAAGCCCTTAGTCATTTGCTCTGGTGTAAGATTCTCAAAAAGGTTTGTTGCAATCAATTGAGCATTGGTACTTGGCGGTGTGTCCTTGGTCAATTTGACTGCGCCTGCACCTACTGAGGCAAGGGCATCATTGATTATCTTAATGGCGTTGTCTAAATCTACACCTGTGGCTGTCGTGCTGTTGAGCTTTGCGATAGAAACAAGCAAGGAGTTTCGTTTAGTGTCCTCTTTCGAGTAGACTGTACTTTTTAGTTTTGCTCCCTGATTTTCCTTTGCCAAAATATTTTGAGTAAAAGCGGCTTGCAGTGTTTTATTGATGTAGGCAGACATGGATTCGTCGATGCGGCCAAGCACACTCGCGTTGCGCAGCACACTGACTCGTGCGTCTTCTTTTAGTTCTGGCCGTGCCATTTCACGCAGGGCACCGAGACGGCGCGAGCCTACGTCCTGCATGGCTACCCGGAGGGCATTCACCTTGGATGGCTGGGTTCCGGCCATCTTGACTGAGTCAGGACCACGGCCCTGCATCTCAGCGCCAGCCGGGGTGACGGCAAGGGCTGCTCCGCCAAGTTCTGCATCCTTGGTGGTTGTCTCTACAAGTCCTTGGCCCTGGATGCGGGCTAATGTACTGGAGCCATCGGCCATGCTTTCACCTCACTTCTGGAGTAGCTTATCTAAAAGAGACTGGAAAATCAAGTCACTTCTCAGTATCCTTGGCTTCCTTCGTCCCCTTCGTAGTCATTGCAGAAACCCTGTAAGTTACACCCGAGAATTGCAGGGTCTCATAGAGGCCAGCATTCTCAATGCGGGGCTGGAACTGTACAGCTTTGCTTGTCGGTACACTGAAGCGGATAGTTTCTCCCTTTAGTAAACCCAAGTCAGAGATACCTGTCTTAGCAAAAAGTCCCTGCGATTCATACTTGTTACACTCGTAGTAGTCTTCATACAAATCTGTAGCCAGAGCCACAGTCGTGCTTTCTTGACTGATGTTCAGTCCCTCTTCCTGCGGATTACGGAAATGAACGCTCAAGTGCAAGAGACGCTTGCGAATATTCGGGATGCCCAGGTCATTCGGACGCAGGTCTACGGTCGCCACAACTGCGTCGCCACGGTCAGAGAAGTCCCATCGTGTCGCAGACTTATTGCGTGTACAGACACGGCCATGCACCGTGCCAAAGAATTCTTCGTCGAGCAAGTTAGCCCAGCCTGTAGCCTCGTGATTCACGTAGCGTCCCCATGCTCCCGGTTGTCCACGTGATTCGCGGGTGTGTTCGTAGACAAGTACGTCTGAGTTATTCTTAGCGTCCTGCAGTGGAACGCTTAGCTTGTATTGTCGTCCTACGCCGAAATGGTGTCCCTGCGCAAGCGTGAGTTGTGCAAGGTCTACTTCTTTTCGCCAGATGCGGTCCACAAATTGTCCGAGAGGTTCGACCGTCAATTGCCGAGTCAACTTATAGATGCCTGACTCATTGGCAAACATGATGCCGTCCTTAGTCGGGGCAATCGAATAAGGGGCTGTGCATCCAAGTCCCTGCGACTCAATCTTCTGGACCTCATTGTCTGCTATACCAGAGACTCTATCTACCTTAATATTTACTAGATAAATAGAGTTAGTTTTGAAGACAACAAGCAAGGATTCTCGGGTTGCCTGACCGAAAGCCGACTCACCGAAGAAGGGGATTATGCCAGTAATCTCTTGGCCATCTGCAGCGTTTACATCAATAGGCAAATTTGAATCTTCATCTTTTGCTGTAATAAGTCGTTGACTTGCTTTGTTAAATACTTCAGGAAAGTTTGGATAGGAACAAATGACACGGCTCGGAAATACGGAAGCTAAACTGTCCAGAGTTGTTGCGCCACTATATTGTAGGCCACGATAAATGACAAACAGGTCACTTGCCAGGAAGTTAACAGGAAAACTAATTGAGAAGCTAGTTCCGTCCTTTGGTTTACGCAAACGGAGTGTACCCAGGTCAAACTCCCCGCCTGCATCTGCCATAATCCAAGGCTTAAACGTCTCTTGTCCAGTCAGGTTAGAGTTGACCATACGTGTTACGCAATTGATTGCAGCAGCTGTGCGGTGTGTGATTGTCAGGATGGAATCCGCATTAGCATCCTTGTACTCAAAGTTATTGTCATGCAGATGTAGCAAGATTGGTACTGTGCCAAAGGGAGCTGTGCTTGTACGGAAGACAGCATGGTTTACATCAATCTTGGCTGGATTGGTTCCGTCATAAGGAGCGTACACTTCAAACCACGCTCTGTTTTCATCTATGGTTGTTACCTGGTACCAACCAAGCCCAAAGGTATCACCGTTATGTGCTGGAGTATTCTTCACTTCGGCTAAGTAAACCCAGTCTTTAACCTGCACATGTCCGGGTACAGTACAAGGAAATCTTATATGATTTGCGGTAGTAAAGTTTTCCGTTCCAGTCTTAACCACATTGTCAGGTTCGTCGTCTCCCGTGTACGTGGTATATTGAAAGGAGAGTTTGTGCTGAATGTCCGTAGCTATGCCGACAGTATTCGAGTCATTGTAAATGGAAAATATTTTGCCAGCAAAATCAGAGAATTTGGCAGAAGCATTTGCTTTAGCAAAGCGAAACTCCAGAGATTGATAACCACGAAGATTAGCCAAGATAATTCTATTATTCAATGCCGTCATGTACTTAGCACGCAATGGCTCACTGAGGGTTGTACCAAGCAAGGAACCTCCGGCAGTCGCATTTAAGTCGCCATCCCGTGGCAAACGCACAATGGTACTATTCGATTCTGTATCAATGAAGTCAAGATAACCTGCACCTTTTGTCTGCGGCATCTCCAACTCGCCGACGAGGTAGAATGGCGCAATTGGTGTATTATTTGCAAAGACTTCCGTACGATAGATTTGTACAGTTAGTTTCTCAAAATCGTAGTTATCCCAGACAGGCAGACCGACCAGGCGAAGATGGATAGATGACGTATTGTTCGGCAATACTACCTTGTAATCCTCTACTCCTGTACTTGCGCCTACGACAAAGTTACCATTAGAGTCACGTCCACCTAGACGGAAATAGTACCAACAAGTTCCTTCATTTGCAATACTGCCTGCTGTCTTTTGTATGCGCACAAACAATTGAGGATTCCAGCGAGGCACTCCTGCACGATAAATGTGCAGACCATCAAACTTCTGAATTGGGTCCTTGCCGTTCGTCAGGTAAAGATTGTTCTGGCTCATTGTCGAGCGTATGACTGACTGTGTTCCGTATTCGTCAGACTTGAAGTGTTCTGTCATGCGTTCGTCTACTGCGTTGTAGAGGGTAGCATTTGCTAAGTCAATCTGCGGCTTTTCAATGGCTTCCCAACGTCCCTCGACTGTGAATGTATTGCGGTTGAAGGCATCGTCGGCGATGCTTACAATCTCTCGGAATTCGAGCTGCGGAAGAATCTTGCAGCTAGAAAGAGGAGCCATGTCCCGTACACCGGGCGCTGCAAGTGTCAGCGTAGTATTATCAATACCAATCTCTGTTACTTCAAATTCGTGCCCGTCGTAGCCCAAGTCATGCAGGAGTACACGTTGTCCGACCGAGAATTGACGTGCATTGGTTACACTTGTCAGCGTTAGCACTTCTCCGACAACTTCTGCAGTAATTCCACTTATCTCTTGACTGACTATGTACCTAATTTCAGTAGGATTGGCACGGCCTGCAACAAGGATACTGTCGCCACGCATAGCGACGACTATGTTATTGAAGGCGCGTATCTGTCCATCTGCGGTGCGTGGACCGAAGCAATACTTAGAATTGCGGCCAAGACTGATAAGCTGTCCATTGGCTACCTGAATCTCCTCGACTGCTCCTGAGACGTACAGGTAAGGATTGGCAGAGCGGTCTGTTCCGATGTAGCCAAGCTGTGTTCCTTGCGGGAAGGATTGTGCTGTAACCGTATCACCAGCTGTGAGCAATGGACGGTGGTCAATTACAAAGCGGTCAGTGAAGATTCCTGCTTCACCGGAGTTAAGACAGTCGTAGTCTGCCGAGGTGAAGCCTGGCTTGATGAGCACCTTGTATTTGTTTACGACTGTGTCATCCACTTCCCAGACTGGCCATTCTCCATCAAAGGCTTTAAGTTCTGCCCCACGGATGCTGAGCAGGTCGCCCCAACGAGTCGTCTCTGTGAAGGATACAACGAGAGGTTGTCCAGGCTTAGTCACATTCTGTCTGTCAGGTGTGTCTACTGTAATCCAGTAGCCTTGGTCATCCTCGGACCAAGCGATGCCGTCCACCTTTGCCCAGCCGGATGCACCACCCTCGAAGGTGACTGCCCCGCGTGTCCTAACAATCTCTGACTCAGTTTCTACTAGCTCGTGGAAAAGAGGGCCAAGGAAGGCCGAGGAACGCGCTCTGGCACGCAGGGAAGGGTAGAACACTGTAGACTTGAGATACGATGCAGCATCGGCCTGTTTGGTGGCTTGGAAGAGATTCCATCCCATTCCCGCCACGACAGTATTGTAGCCTTCCGATTTGTAGGTGTCGATATGCTGAATCCATCCACTGCGGGGAGATTCTTTGGCCGGAAATAATTCCTCTGCCACGAGGCCATAGATGGATAGCTCAGGTTGGCCATCCTCAAAGTTTGCGGCAATGGAAGTGTTGGCTGTGACTGTCAGTGTGGCTGTCTTGACTCTGGCATATTCCCAGCAGAAGACAATGTTTGCTTCCTGCGTGAATGGGTTATAGAATTCAATCGTAGCCGTTGATGTAAATGAGTCAATTTTCACTTCGTCGGGCATGACCTTGGTTAGGACTCCAGTCACAGCATCCCGCAGATAACAGTCAAGAAAGATGAAGTCTTGTTCAAGGTCTGGGATGGTGAAGGAACCGCCACTGCCGGGCGTAGCTCCAGGAATGACTGAGTCAATAAATTGCTGAGCTACAGGGGCCGCGTAGAGAAGAACCTTATATGTATTGCTTTCGGAAAAGGTTACAAGCACATCTCCGTTATTCTCGTTGACGGTAACTTCGGCAGGAATGACTTCCTTCAAAAAGCCTGCCTCGACCTGGTAAACTCGGCACAGAATATTGAATGTATTAAGGTTATGCTCAGTTCCAAGGATACTAATGGTAGTTCCCGTTGCCGTCTTAGAGTAACCTGTACCGGCACCTTGTGCAGCGATTGCATATACAAATGTGCTGATTGAGCCATCTTTATTATCGTAAGGCAGAGTAATATCTGCGGTAGTTGTGTTAATCTCGATTCCATTCAGGAAGAGCTGCTGGTTATCTTTGTTTGTCTGACTGAGGCTTTGTGTCACACCTACGAATAGATTGTTTGTACTAAAGCCATGTTCTGCCTGCGGAAAGCTGAGACTTCCTGCGACTGTGGCAGGAATTACTTTGCGTGGATTTGACTCAAATGTAGGGTAGTACTGAAAAGTGTAAGTACTTCCAAACTCTGTCAGGCTTGTACTTGTTCTGCCCACGACGAGGATGGGGCCGGGCGGCACGTTAGTTAAGTCTACATCTTGGTTTGGATGCTCGCTGCTTGTCAGGTTGAAGACAATCTGGCCAGGGCTGCCACTGACTTGCTTAACTGCGGCTATACGGATGGGCAGATTGCCGAGGTAGTTTCGGAAGCCTGCACGTTTCTCGACCAAGCCTTCCGAGTTGAAGTCCACATTGATGGCATGCTCGACAAAGCCTGCGGGGATGGAGTCTTCGGGTGCTTGCTGATTGATGCCTGCGGCTAGGTCTTTTTCTGGTACGGACGAGTATTCGCGGGCCATAGTAGTTCTCCTTGGGACGTAGTTAGCACTTGCGTAGAGAGTCGCGCCATGCTACCTTGAAGCTACCACCCGGAGACCCAGTAAGCTAGTCCTTCTGGGTTTCTTTCTTGGTT